TCTGCCCAACAAACAGACCAAGGGCACTCGCAACAGTCACGTTCTTGTGTGTCGGGTCAAGGTAAGCAATTTGCGACACGGCAACATCAACGCGCGGCTCGCCAATAAGGATAATTTGCTGCGAATTTGGATGACTAAAGTTTATTGGAGCAGCGCTATAAGTCCCACTCCAAACATGAATCGTCGCAGTAACAGACGGCGGAATTACCCATTGCAACAAGTAATCATGCGCGGCTTGAACCGATGGAAACGCCACGCTTGGATTAGGCGCGCGCGGATGATTCGTCGGCACGTAAAGGTCAAAGTTCTGCACAAGTTGCGATTGGCCAATAGTGATCATCGTTTGCGCGGTGTCTTCAGTGATTGAGATTTGCGGACCCGCAACAAGTGTTTTGTAATTCAGAATGTTGCCGACGACGTTCTTAGCTACGACATGGCCGGTACCCAGATTCTGGAAAATGACCGCCTCACTCGGCCCGATTGTCACGGTGATATTACTTGTCGGCACACGGTCGATGATCAGCTTGATCTTGAAAGCCTGAACTGTAGGCGTTGTTGGATCGATGAAGGCCGGTGGATCCGTATAGGCGTTAGCAACCGAGTAAAGCTGTGGCGTCTCAGTTCCGATTGCCGCGAGCACGCCTATCTCGTGCAGGTAAAACGGATGTGGCGCGGTATTACTAGTGAAATTGCCTTCAACGAGCAGGACGCCATTGCCCAGGTTGCGCTGTGAACTGATGTTGATTGACATCTGCTGGCTAAGCAACTGTGTTAACGGCCACAAATCAGATGGCATAGATGCGACGCCACTCCCAATGACAATGCTGTTAAAGTTCAAAACTTCGCCTGCTTGCGCACGACCAAGCATTGTTTTACCACTGTTGCAGAATTCTTGTTGGGATAGGCTCATATCATTTTCAAAACTTAAGGGTAATTCGTTGGCGTTTCGCTTTCACGGTAGAAAAACTGCAACATCGCGCCATACCAACCTATATTGCACTGCGTGACTGTTGCTCTGATCCAGCCGTCGAACCAGCGGCTCACAGGCTTGTAGGCGTTTATCAAATCAAGTGCGAGGATTTGGTCGCTCGAAGTGATGATGTTCGCGTCCATGAACGCTCTGAACCGATAACGGTCATGCCACGAGCCTGCGCCTTTCCAGATTTGATTCGTGCCAGTGCCAACGCTCGTCAACACGACGGGCGCACCGCTTGAGGTTAAACTGACCTGAAACGAATTTGTCAGTGAGTTGATGACATAATAGTATAATCCAGAACTAAGAGGCGTTGGTAGGACGCTTCCCGTGGTCGTTTCAAACTGGATCATGTCGTTATTGTTCAGACCGTGCGCGTTAATCGTAAACTTATTCGTTGGCACGCTCACTGATGTGCCTGTAAAAGTCAGACGAAGCGTTAACGGGTCGTCTATTGGGTAATTAGGCGGCAGCGGATCGTCATATTCATACCACTCCTGCAACGTTGCGCCGCCCGGCCAAAACGTGTCGAGCACCTCTTGCAATAGCGACACGGTGCCTTTTCGCATGTGCCACTCAATCGATATCTGAACAAGCTGTTTGCGAAAATCCAGACTTTGCGTGGCATCGTAGAAATCGACATGAAACTGCCATGCAAGAATGTCCACGAGATTCGAATCTGTCATGCCCATTATGTTCGGGATTAAAACGACTTGTCCCGTGTCGTCGATGATCTGATAACACTGGTAGTCAAAGGCCTGACAAGCAGCTTGCACCTGCATATCGTAACTGATCGAAGGCGGGCAGATGTCGATCAATCGGCTGCCGCGAAGCACAGTGCTCATGCGTGAAGGCTTATGTAGTGTTCAAGGCCAGCAATCGGGTCGCGGCCTTTTACATTGATCCACCAGTCGAGACTCATCATGCTATTGCAAGTCCTAAGCATCTTCCAGCCCTTGATAGGTGACGATCATACTAGGACGATTCTTGATCGTAAACGCTAGACCCGTTCCGGTGGCAATAGCATTTTGTGATAGCGTAACCGTCGAAGCGTTAACTACAGCCGCAATAGTGGTGCCTGTCGGGATGTTCGTGCCCGTGATTGAGAGCCCTGCCCCGCCCGGCGCAAAATGCGCCGTATTGCTGGTGTAAGTCGGGCTACTGATCGTGGACGCACCGTCTGTGAAATTTTGGTCTGAAGGTGTCGCAGGATCGCACACTGGCAGCTGATAGTAATCCATTGGCTGAAAATTAGGCGTTGGCTGATTGATCACGATCCGTTTCGCGCCAGCTTCCAAGCATAGCTTGATGAGTTCGTCACCGTTGATGTCGCGCGAGATGTAACTGCGTTGCCACTGGATCCAGTTCAAAACGGCCTGCTGCACGTTTGCTTCGATGGTCGCCTGAAGCACCTGATTCGTGCTCAGAATCCAGTAATCCAGATTGACCGTGTATGGCACAACGGTTGGCGCGAATACGCTGACATAATCGGTAACCGGACGGCGCGTATCCGCGCTGCACGTGGCAAGAACCTTGTTGATAATGTCCGGAGTGGGCAGCGTGCCATTGGTGCAAAGCGGATAAATCCAGACTTCACCTGCGACCTCTGGCGCTGAATAAACAACCGCCTGAATGATTGACGGATCGGCTGAGAGCGCCCAGAACTCGTACGCATCGTGCGGGCCGCAGGTGGAAAAACTTTCAATAGCGAGCCAGATTCGGAAACGGTATTGTTCATCCGGTTCGAGATCTACGCCATTCACAGACGTATCGATATTTTGAACTGTCATGGCCCACGACTGATTCCAGTTGATGAGATAATTAACCTGGCCAGGCAGATACCCATTGCCAACGGTTCCTGGGACAATAGCCGTTCCCGTGACAGTGCCGATTAGTTGTCCTGCGGGGATAACACAGTCAATGATGGTTTGAAACGCAAAATTCCCAGCCGAACATTGCGTTCCGGCAGGAATCGTGGCGTTAAAAGCCAGCGCCACGACCAGCGTGAATTGCAGCGTGCAGGACGCAGGAGCCGCTGCCAGACGCAAAGCACGATCACCATAAAGCGCAGCCAGATTGTCCAGATACGAATCGTGCGCGTATTTGAGCAGGTTCATTTTGCCAGTGAAATCTATGATGACACGCTGCTGCGACAGCCAATCGCATACCGCGAGCAGATGCAGCCGGACGGGATCGGCAGGCGCGAGCGTTTTCGCTATATTGGTCAGCGCGAGGAACGCAGCCTGATAATCGGCAATCACTTCCGCTTCGATCATGGCGGGATCTTTTACCGCGAAATCGATGTCCGGAACTAAAGAAAGACCGTATTGCGGAATGCCAGGGCTGGTTCCGTTGCTCACTTTTCTCCGTTTTTCTTAATCCCAACATATACCGAGAGCGCGCCGACGATTGCTCCCAGCACAGTTGTAAACATGTCTGAAATGACGCCCGAAATCTCATGCTTCTGCTGAAGCAGTGCCGCGCCAGTAGTGATGGCAATTATGATTAAAGCAGCACCCAGAGTAATTGCCATAATGGACGCAACAGTGCCTTGACTGGGAAGGCTTTCCCAAAATCCCTTTTTTCTTGGAGGCTCTTCGTTCATCTCTGTATCGTCACGCTGTAGCTCGGTGGACCGTCCCCGGTGACATTGTGAGCGGAGACCCTGAATGTGGTCTTGCGGCCCTGTAACTTGTGCGTCGCATCGTACCACGGAGTCGCACCGGGAAGAGGCGGATTAACTGTGTCGATCTGCTGGTAACTACTGCTTCCACCTTTTGCCCGCTGAATATTATAATAAATGACGGCGTCACTCGGATCGTTTTGCTGCCAGACCAGTAAATTGGTCGTCCCACCCTGGCTCATTACGCGTAAACTCTGGACGGGCCCGGGAACCTGTGCAGCGGGCGTTGGCGTAGCAGTAGCCGTTGCTGTAGCACTAGGTGTTGCGCTCGGAGTTGCCGTAGGTGTCGGACTAGGCGTCACGCATGAGAGAGTGGTAGCGGAAGCCTGATTGGTGAAACCCGAATTTCCGCCGGCATTGAATGCGTTCACCTGATAGCAGAAAGTGCCGCTGGTAGGCGGAGTATCCACGTACGTTGTCACACCCGCCCCAGTCTGAGTAACTGCCAGAAATGAAGTACACCCTCCAGAGCTGCGCTGAATGTTAAATCCGGTCTCATTAGTAGAATTTCTAGTCCACGTAAGCGTGATCTGCTGGCACCCGGTACCGGTAGCGCTTAGGCCGCTGGGAGCAGCAGGAGTCGCAACGGGGGTTGGCGTGGGAGTAGGAGTAGCCGTTGGTGTCGGCGCAGGATTAAAGCTCCGTGCTGTCTGAATCGAAGCAATCTCAGTATCCAGTAAGGAACTATTCCAGATTGCGGCGTGCTGAATACTGCCTTTGCCCAAAGGATTGCTACCAGTACTCAGGTTCTTCATTAGTGAAGTTCGGTTACATGTGCTCGCTGCCGTGAGAGTCGTAGTCGAGGAGATTTGCCGGACGCCATCAACGTAGAGGTCAAAGACCGCGCCGGTTCGCCGGAAGGTGATTGAATGCCATGTATTATCGAACGCTACGCCGCCATTAATGGGATTGAGCATTTGTCCGGTATTTCCACGAGCGTAACCCGAGGCAGCACTAACTCCCGTAGCTTGTCCCGTTCTTACGAGATTGCTAGCTGAAGCAGAATTACTAATCCCGACGGCAGCACCACTCGCAAAATCAAGGCCGCCATTGACGAGCGCGTAAAAAGTGAAGTCCTGATTATCGAGACTCAGGATCACAGAATCATTTCGAGAGGCGTAGCCCGTTACCCCGTCGGTTCGGAAGCAGCCGCCTTGCTCCCCGGTTTCTCCTAGCCAGTAATTAGTGCCAATCGCGCCTGTAATGCTAAGATCCTTGGCGTTGCCAGAAGAATCGCTGAGCGTAGTCCCACTAGTCTCATTGCACTTCCAGTAGCCGACCAGATGTGTCGGTTGCGTGGAAAGGATTACTCCGACGAACGAGGCAGCAGTTGGAGTGGGAGTCGGTGTCGGCGTAAAAGTCGGTGTCGGCGTAGGGGTAAACGTGGCAGTTGGCGTCGCACTTGGCGTCGCACTTGGCGTTGGCGTTGGAGTAAATGTAGGCGTGGGAGTTGGCGTATACGTAGCCGTGGCGGTCGGAGTAGGTAGCGCCACGGTGGTGCAGGTGGCGATATTGCTCAAAGCGGAATCTCCACACAGAACCGAATGCGTTTGGACTTCGTAATCGTATGTCGTGTTAGGCTGAAGTAGCGTATCCTGAGAGGTAGTCGTGGATCCGCCCTGAGTAGCAATCTGGGCAAAGGACGCAGTGCCAGTTCGTCGCCATATGAAAATGTTATCTTGTGCGGTGGAATTATTTTGCCATGAAAGATTGATCTGAGTCGTTGAGATCGTTGTACAATTGAGATTCGATGGCGCAACCAAGACTGGACAAGTCGGGGTGGGCGTTGGAGTGAAAGTCGCTGACGGGGTTGGGGTAGGAGTGAAAGTCGCAGTCGGAGTGGAAGTCGGGGTTTTAATTGGGGTGGGCGTTGCAGTGGGTGTCGGACTAGGCGTTCCCGCTATTGGTGTCGGCGTCGGACTCGGCGGAGGCGGCGGTCTGGGTCCATCATTTAAAGGATGTGGATATTGGTATTCGTCAGTATAAGCACCGCAGCCG